TGATAAGTTTGCAATCTAAAATCTTCTTTGTAATCTGTTTTCCCATACCTATAAATATCTAAATTATAATAAAAAGTCAATTTTTTTTCTTTCTTATAAAGAAAAGTATTATGCAATAACCTAAAAGAAATTGATATGGTAATAATTCGCAATTCATACTAGTATTATAAATTAGAACTGTATTACCGAAGGTTATTTACTTACGGGTTGTAGTGAGTGCTTATCCCATAGTTCTCACTATAGAATAACACACTCATAGTCATTACTTACTTGACTGGGAGGTTATAGTATCAAGGGAAACTATAACTTGGAAGCAACTTTAGATTGACCCTTCAACCTATCTACTATACACCTTCTTCCTTTGTGCTGGTGCTGACTTGTAATGTAGATTATCCCCTTGTAAGTCGTAATGTAATAACGCAAGTGTTATGTATCCGCCCATTATTACATAACAATAAATATGATTAAAAATTAAAAAAGTCAAATTAATCCCAACTCTTCAGGTGTAAATCTTAAACCCTTCTCAACTATTTTCTTCTTTGTTGGTAAATTATGTCTTTCACAAAATTGTTTGTGTATATTTTCTTGAAGTGAATAACCTATCTTTTCAAGAAACCTGAAAGTTTGAATAAAGTCATTTCTTGAAACACCATGTAAACTTAATTCAGGATAAGATTCATTTGTTGTTCTACTCTTTCTCAAATTACACCTAATATGTTTAGCTCTACATGATTTACATCTACTCATGTATCCATCAATAAACAACTTACATTTATAGAATTGTTTTACAGGTTTTTCCTTTTCACAGGCACAACATAGTTTCGTTTTAAGGACTTCTTTTTCTTGAGATGACATAATATACTTAATGTTAAAGATAATTGACTGGTGCGTCTAAAAAATAGGTTATACCTAATTTTAAGATTATCTCCAACCTTTAGCTAAAGATACAATATACTTTTGCTGGTACTGACTATAGCAGAATGCCGCACGACCAGCTCTATCTTTTTTCTTTTCTCTTACCATTGAATCACCCATACAACGAGCCATAAAATTAACCATTGTTTCCTTTGCTTCAGGATGATATTCAAATTTCTTTCTACCAAACTCTTCACTCATTGCAACCCCACCTTGTTGACCATCATTTGCTTTTGGACCAGAACAAGCCATCTTTGCATATTCATGTGAATAACCTGCTGACATATGTCTTTCCATACAATCAGTTGTAGGTAAAGTAGCAAACTCTTCAGATTCTTTATTTGCATATACGAACCCTTGAGATACTTCTGTATTGATTTCATCAATATTGTCTGTGATGTCTTCTGTTTCCATTTCTTCTCTTTTATTCCAATAAGAATAACATACAGCTACCCTTTGGTCTTGCTCTGGCAAAGCTTCTTTTTCTTCACTCATGCAACGGCTTATGAACTCTTGTTCTGTTTCTTCTGATTTTACTTTGATAGGCATATTAAATGTTTGAGGCTTTTGATTTTAGTAATCTGTTTTCAGCGTGCAAATCGTCGATTTTCTTCTCCAAATCCTGTACCTTGAGGTTCAAGTCATGAATTTCTTTCTTTAAATCATCGATTATTTGTTTATACAAGTTAACAGACAACTCAAGGTTTCTTAAAACTTGATTGTCAGTTTCGGCATTTACCTTTCTTCTTCCAATGAAAAAAGAAGCAATTGCTGTAAATGAATTTGATATTAATAATAAAAATTCGTTTGTCATTAATTACAATTTACACAGGCGTCATATTCTGGTCCCTGGTACAACGGTAAGTTTCTATACCAACTATTTCTATTTGGTGGTTTTCTAAATCCAGGGGTAAAGGTTATACCAGCAAAATAATTTTGGTTGGTTGACGGCATTCCATCTTTATTATTAAATGAATAAAACCAAGGATAATCACCTGAAAATGCTTGTACTCTATCTAATAATCTTTGAATATAAAATTGATATTTGTTTAGAGCATTATCTCTGAAATACTGCATGGTTTTTAAATCAATAGCGTTTCCTTGTTCTGTATTACCTACGACAATAGATTTATTCATTTTTCTACTCCAAACTTCAGGAATTGACTCATAATAACCAGCCCAAATTACAATAGGAGCAATGTAATCCTCAAGCATGATTCTATCAGCATTACTCATTGTTCCACCAGTATTCACTTGTCTTACCAAGTCCATGTAATAATCATAACCCCTTGTACCAATAACAGGTTGAAGATGAACTTCTTGAGCAATGTATATACAACTTGTAAGCAAAGCTTGGTCCAAGTTTTGATTTAATGTCGTAAATTGTTTGACCTTTGTTTCTGAAACTAATAGAACTGTTGTTGCCATCTTATACTCCTTTTGCTATATCTTCAACTGACTTTTCAATCGTTGGAAGGATTTGGTTTTGTTCCACACCAAGATTTATTACTTGTTTGTCTCTTAAGAATAAAACTTTCTCAAATACTTTCATCATCTCTTCTTGTATAGGAATTATTCTTGTTTGTAAGAACAAATCATAGGCATCAATCATTTCAGCTCTTCCTCCAAGTTGTCCACTTGTCTTGATTCCCAAAATCATTGGTGAAGTTATACCCCAAGATGTGAGAATGGATTGTTCAATCTGTGGTGCCATTGAATTATACCAAGCATCACTTGCATTATTTGTAATTGGTGTTATTTCTGGTTTCGTTTCAGGATTTTCTGCAAAGAACAAAAAGAAACGCCCTGCGTTATTGGTCGAGGTCATTTTAGCTTCGAGCTGTCTATAAAGCATATCCCTCTCTTCCTCTGCGGGTACACCATTAGAAAATGTTACAGCTACTGACGGCATCATTGAATTCTGTGTGTTATTCAAATGGAAGTTTCTAATTTCGATATCCAACTGAGCAGTTGTTACACTTGCAACCCAATCAGGAGGGGGATAATATGACATTTGTGGTGCATATCTTTTAACATACATAATCTGACTTGGACCTTCATCATCAGAGACCATATTAAATGCTGGCATTTCAACTGGCTTCCATTTCTGTGGATTAAGTGATGTACCTTTCCAATCAACAGAATAATAATATGTTCCAACATTACCGAACATATCTTCTTTACCGGCTCTTAATCTCGAAAAATCTGTATGATAAAACTCTGCAATTGAACCATCATTTGCTTTAACTATGTTAAGAGCAAATCCTCCGAATATGATTCTGTCAGTAACACACTTCTCAAAAACCTCATATACAGTTTCAGAACGATTAGCCATTGCTATCGAATTTGGATTACCTTCTTTAACGATGAGATTTTTACCCTTAACTCCGTAAATTGTGGAATTAGCACAAGCACGAGTAATAGGGGAATAGTTATACAGGGCTAATAGATGATTGGGAAATAAATTGTCGTCCCCATAATAAACATAAGGTTTATTTTTTATGACCTCTTGGTATTGAGGTACATAAGCTGCTGTGAACTCTTGGATGTGTATACTATTTTTTTGTTTGTCAGTCATTACTTATAAATATCTTACATTATCAAAATGTTTATGTCAATACACTTGATTGATTGAAACTATCACAGCAGGAGCATCAGGAATTGAACCACTTGCAACAATATTATCAATAGTTGTATTATTACTATTTGACTGTATTCTTAATTGCAAAGTATCACCAGCTGAAAAAGTTTCTATAAAAGAAACCATAGCTGTCTGTTTTGTATTTGAAGCCATTGTTTGATGTGTTGCAGAATTTGTAATCTCACTTGCGTTTTTCTTAAACCAAAATGCAACATCAGAAGAACCTGCAGCTTGTGAAAATTGATATGATGCTGAAATTAAGAATGTCCCACCACTAGTAAATGTTATTGTATTTGCTGATAATGAAATCAAATATTGAGTAGATGTGATATTCAGATTTACAGTAGTTGCTGAACCAGAACTCAATGTTTGGTCAATCGTTGCGATATATTGTGCATAAGCTCTTGGAATAAGATTGTCTTTCTGTATTTTATATGTTACTCCACCCTCTACTATTGGTAATAAGGATGATGCACTTGCGGAAGTAATACCTGTTAATTGTGAAATAGGAATGTTTGCCATTATACTAATATTTTATCATCATTTTCAGTGAGAAGTAAATCAAAATTCTCTTGAGCCAAATAATCGTTTATACAATCTTCTTCTTGTTCACTGACATAAATTATCTGTCCGAAATCTTCATCATTGGAGATGTATGGTTCAAATAGACAATTAACCAAATTGTCGTCACCTACTATTACATTTGCTCTCCCTGATTCTAATTTGTTATAGGCTAAAGCAGGGTCTGTATTTGTTGGACTAACCTGCTCATATATTGAATAATAATATTGACCGATATATTGAAAATAAACTTGTGGAGGTGTTGCTGATAAATCGGTTGTTGGAGTTTCAACAAATCTAAACTTATCATAACGAATATTGCTCGTTATTACCTGTGGGATAAAAGAAATTCTTTCCTTCGATGCTATATGTTGGAACGAAAAAAGATAATAAGGATTTGCAAGTGTCTTATTCATAGACACAGTTGCAATTAAATTATTGGTTTGGTTTTTCCTTATTATTAACATCTTCGCTTATAATGTAATGAGCATCGAGTTTATCATCAATCAAAATGAATAATATTTCCATTATGACATTTAAAAAATTGTATTCAATCCAAATCCCCAAGATGGTTGATTTATAGGTGTCAAAATATTACTTACAATATCACTTGTTGAATATGTTGCTTGGAATGGTAGATTTAAAAGATTGACAAAAGATGATGTAACAGCTGGTGAATATCTACTACCTATTTGTAAAGCAGTTCCTGCTTGAGTGAGATAATAACCGAATTGATAACCGAGTTGATTAAATGTCTGTGTAATATTTGCTCCATATCTTACTGTTGGTGTGACACCAGAATTTGAAATATAGAAAGCAGCAATATAATAACCACCACCTGTTCCTGAAAATGATAACGAACTTGGGAGTGCTGTTGTTTTAACTCCTGTTGAACCAGCAGATGTTAATGTAATTCCTGATTGAATTAAATCCTTTGGAGCAATTCCTACTCCATTAATTTGTTGCATTGTATAAAATGCCATAGTTACAACATCACTTGTTGATGTGAGTGTTCCCAAATTATATGACACTGCGGAATAAGAGTAGAAACCAGGGTCATAGAATGCATAATACAAAGTTTTATTTTGTGAAGTTGCCACATTCGCTGTACCTACTCCTGCAGCAAATCCTGCCCCACCATAATCAGGTTTTAGATTATTCATATTCCCGATATTCGGGGAAATTATTCCTAGTGATGATATCTTTGAGTTTGTTGAATTACCAAGACCATCAGTTATTTCTTGGTAGGTTGATGTGATTCCAGTTGTGGAATCATCTAATTTCAATAACCCCTGATAGCTGTTCTGTATTTGTTGTCCTGTTAATGAAGACATAATTTATTTATTTAGTTATTTAATTTATTGTTGAACCTGAAGGTATAATTGGATTATATTCAACCAGTGGTAGAGTTTTCACCCAATCATTTTCAGGATAAATGGAATTATCAATTTCTTGTTGGGAAATAACCCAAGGAGCAGTATTTCCACTCAAAATTGGATTGAAATACCAATCAGGTTGAACAAGTTTCCCAACCAAATAATCTTTTTCTGTGACACTTAAAATTGCTACATATTCCATATTAGTAAGTATTTCTATTGATTGATGTTGCGAATGTGTTTACAATGGTTGATAATGTTCCCATTTCTGTTGTTGTAAGTCCTGAACCGACCGATACAAATCCAAATCTTCTTGCACTGAAAGAGTCCACTGCAAAACCATCTCTATTTCTACCAAATATTGTTATAGTATCATTAGCCAAACCAACACTTGCTGTAGTATCATTTCCTAAATTCGCTCCATTCTTATAGATTCTACGAGCATTGGATGCAGTTCTTGTCCAAATATAATATCCTGTTGAATCTGCATTTGCAGCAGTCATATAACTATTATCGTGAATCTTCGCATAATAATCACCACCAGTGTCTTTAATGAAGCCTTGGAATGATGATGTGTTTCCAGCATCCAATACACCAAAGTCAGCACCACCATCAGTAGAATTAGTTTGAGAATAAATTGAGAAGTGGGCATTATTTAATCCGAGATGTAATGAATCATTGACATCGGTATCACCATAACCATTTGTACCATTACCTTTTGGACCATTGGAGTCAAATGTAACTCCACCGTTCCAAACTATATTGAATGTACCAGGTGTTTTACCATTGATAGCTGTAGACGCTGCAATACCACCAATGAATGGATAGAATGCAATTACTTTATCCCACAATGAATTAGAAACAAGGTCTGTAAATAAAGTTACTGTTGCTGCTGATATTGTTTCTT